AAATTAAGAGCCATTTTCTATTTTGTTTAAATAAACCTTTAGTTTTTTAATGTTTTCGGCTTTTGGTTTATAAGTACCAGCCTGCACTAAAAGAGCTTTTGTCTGGGTACATGTCCGCATTGCTATTCGTGTTATATTCCGGAAATTGTGATTGGTTAAAAGACATATAATCGATAAATCGTCTAGTATAGTGTTCGGCTATTGAGCGTTCTTTCTCTACTAAGTAATCTACTTCGCTTTTTTCTACGTTAGTGCTATTCTCGCTATTGTGCTTAAATACTCCCTTGTTAGCGATTGTGTACGCTGCGAACGGTAAAAACTCAACCATAGACCAATGAATAACCATAGGCTTAATATACACGTTTAAAAGCATTGTATATGGGCTAGTTAAATTAGATGCTACGATACCATCGTTAATTTTGTTAAATAGCTTAGTTCCTAGATACCCTTGTATGTGAGTGTCTTGCGCTACTTTAACCCATTGAATAAATTTATCAACATCTACGTTACCGTTTAATGCGGTAAACTTTACGATATCCTCTCTCGAAACAAATAAAGCTTGAGCCATTGTTACTTATTATTTGGTAAAAATCCTTGGTTTGGCATATTAATAGGAGCCGTGTAAACTAATTTGTTATTCTTTGCTGCATTCTCTTCTCCTCTAGCAAATGGAGTAGGTAATATTTCGCCAGCTCTTCGTGCCTCTGCTGGTGTTATTTCTTGCGCTCCTTTTCTACGTGGGTCTATAAAACGCTTGTAAGTTTCACGAGTCCAAAAGTGATGGCAAGCCCCGCCTCCTTTGTATAAGAAAATGTCGTAAGTGTTTGTACCTCTTGGCCCCCAACCGGGGTTAGTGTTAGCCTTCTCGCTCATCTTCATTATATCTTCTTTACGATATAGCTTATTTGCTTGAGTCATCTTTTTGCAAAACTCACGAGATTTTTCGGTAGTTTCTCCACTATATCTATAACGAGATGCAAATAATTTTCCGTCTTGGTCAGATTTTAAATCGGGTCTTGCAACTCCGGTAGTAACAAACTCATAAATCTTAGACATTAAAGATTTTTGTGGGTTATTTAAAGCCTCTAATTCTTCGTCTAAGCGTTGTTCGTCTTCGTATGATACCGGGCGACTATCTATTAGTTCCCATTCGTTAGGGTCAAGTTCCGCACTATATTCTTCTACATCTAATTCTTCTAATTGAGAAGATAGTTTTAAGCCGGTCTCTTCTTCTACTTGCTCGGTACTCATTATCGGATTTTGTTCGATAAACTCAAGCGGTTGCAAAGTCTTAAAGTAAAGATTTAAGCTAATAGAGTTAAAAGCTAAAATCTTGTCGATAGCATCTAAAACCGTTCCTTGTTTAGGTCGGATAGTCATGTTATCAAATAAGATAGAAGCGTTCTTTAGTTCATCCGCATTAGAGCTAAATCCGTTGTTAGAAGGGATACCAAATAACAAGCCGGAAGTAATAGAGTGACCTAATAAAATCTTGCTTCTCGATTCTTCGCTTAAATAAGTATAGTGAGCCGGTGCATCGTTTAGCGGTACGCTATCGATTGTCGTTTTCTTTGTCTCGTCACTATTGAACGCTACAACAATTTTAGCACCACTTGACCCGGATAGCTTACGTTTTACATCCGCAGCGATTAGCCCTTGTTTCTCTTCGTCCGGGATACCGTTGTTAAAGTTAATAACGCTAGTAGGAGAAAAACCGTTTTGAACATCGTTAATTAAATAGTCCGCAATTTCTTCTTCTAACTTAGCATAAGGCAAAGCTCCGATATAATCGACATTAGAGTAATACTTTTGTCCTACGCTATAATCACGTACACAAAGAATCTCTAACGTTTTATCGCCATAACCAAAAGCTCCAATACGCTTGGGTACAAAGTTCTTAATGTCTTGCCAATTATCGGAATAATAATAAGCGGTAATTTCTCCCTTATCGTTGCATTTCTCGGCTCTAATTAATTGAGAAGGTACGTGTTCAACTCTTACAATAGCATTCTTTGCTTTATTGTAGATTAATTGAAAGTATCCTTGTCCTAATAATTTGTAATCGGTAATAACGCATTTAAGTACCTCGGGGCGAAATAACATTTTCATTTGAGCGTACTCGTTTGGCTTCTTGTTTGAATCCGTAGCATCTAAGCCCCTACCGTAAATAAGCTTATTAATAGAGTTAATAACGCTATTGTTTGTAGTAGAGTTATTGTATCTATCAATTAGGTATTTAAAGTAATCGTTGTCATCCCCAAAATTAACCCAAGCTTCTTTATTAGACTCTATGGATTGTGGGGGTTTATGAGATTCAAAGTTAAAAACGTGAACGTTACTCATAGAAAATTATATTTTGGTCGTTTTGTACGTACTCGTCTTTATTAACGCTATACGTTCCTATTGTTTGATTCGTGCAAAAAACCTTATCTCTAAAGATTAACTCGGAATCTTGCTTAATAGTCATTGTATAAAAATGCCCTTCTTCTAGTACTAAAATTTTACTAAAAGTTAGATAGTAAGAAGTTTGAGTACAAGTAATAGCATACTCTACTTCTACGTTGGTCGTTTCATTACGCAAAAACAACTTGTTCCCAGCGTTTCTACGAGTAGGAACAAATCTTACGCTTTGCGCTATATTAGATTCTCTTAAAACTATCATTTCATTATAAACGCTTTTTGATATGTTTTGTTTTTTAAAACGAAAAAGGGGAAGACATCTGCTCCCCCAATTTCAAACCTCAAACAACAAAACTAATTAAGCTCCCGGAGTTACGGTAAAGCCCGCAGCTACTAAAGTAGTAGTTAAGAAGTTAGCCGGTACCGGCTCTTGACCCGAAAGAACAAGAGTGTAACCGCTTAAATCTCCCATTGCAGCCCCAGTAACGATAGTACCGCCAGATACTTCCATACCGTGCTGAAGTCCGCAATAGAATAAGTTTCCATTTCTATCTTCTACGATAACTTGTGGACGGCCGTAAGACAAAAGCTTAATTTGCTTATGGTCTACAATAGACAATTTTTTTAATGTTAAGTTTAAAGTTTGCTCGAAGAACGTAGTACCGTTCTCGCGAGAAGAAGTAATAGTTTGCTCAAAAGAGCTATTACCCTTTAAGTCGTACTTGTATGCTACCGGTGTTCCTGCAACCGCTGAGATTGCATCCGTATTTGTAACATCGTAAGTAACTCCCGTTGCATCGTTCCAATTAACAAAGTAAACGGCTTTTAAACCACCGTTACTTGTTTTGCATGGCTCAATTCTACCTAAAGAAATATCACAAGACATATTGATTAATTAAAAAAGTGAAAAATAAGCACCCCGAATTAACGAGGTGCTATTTGAAGCTAATTAGTTAGCCGAGTTAGTGATTCCGTAAGTAACGATATCTTCTACCGCTCCGTACTGAACACCCGCAGTCATACGCATTACTACACGTACATTTTCGCTACCGTCAATGTCTGCCATATCGATAACTTTTACCGAAGAAGCATCCATGTCAGCAAGAACACCAGTACCGAAGTACAAGTTGTCTTTTGTAGTAGCTACCGCTTTGTTAGCACCTAAACCATTTGCTACAAAGATTTTTACTCCGTCAAATGATAAAGAGCCATTGTTGTACCATTGAGTACCCAATGAGTTTGTACCGTTAGCTCCTAAGCCTGATGCAGCGAAACCGCCCAAAGCACGAACGTAAGCACGAGCGATGTTTTGAGATACGTAGATATGTAATCCGTCATTTCCGTAAAGAGTAGCAGGAATAGCATCAACGATTTTGCCTAATTCAGCAACAACGTTAGAAGCGGTAACCGTAGTTCCTGCAACCTCTTGAGCAGCCGGTAAAGAAGCATCCGCAGCTAATAATGTAGCGAAGCCATCAAACTCGCCTGCGTTAGCAGTTACACCCGACCAAATGTTAGTCTCGTTTTTAGCAGCAACTTTAGCAGCAACGTGAGCTACTAAGAAATCAGCTAATGAAGTTGGTAAAGTATCAAATGCAGAATAACCTTGTTGTGCCGAAAGCCAGTCCGAGTGGAAATCTTTTTTGCAAAGTTGTAAATTTACTTGAAATTCCTCCGGTTGTAAGATACGCTCGGTTAAAGTAATTGTAGAAGTAGCATCAAAATCACAAGAAGCATTCTTTAAAATTGCATCTGTAGAGATTTTCTTGATAACTTCTTTGTACTTAATTCCGGGTTTAACCATAATTCCACCAGCATCAATAGTTGGTGAAGACAATAATGCAGCGGAAATGATTTGATTCTTAAATTCTCCGCTATAAGAAGTCGTGATACTTGTAGTAGTAGCCATTTTTTAAATTTGTTTGTTAATTATTTTGAAAAAATTTTGTTAAATACTGAATCTTCAATAGAAGACACTTTGTTTTTACTGATTCTAAATTGTTTTGGAGCAACTCCCGCTTCTGGATTGTGTGCCAAAGGTTGAGCACCTTCTTCAATAGAAGACATCTCAACTTTTAAAGATTCGTTTTCCGCTTTTAAAGCTTCGTTCTCTTGCTTAATCAAAGAAAACTCTTGGCGTAATTTTTCGATTTCCGCAAAGAAAGTTTCTTTAGATACCGATTCTACAATACGCTTTGCTTTTGGTGCTTCTTGAGACATTTCTGGCTCAATAACTTCTTCCGGTGCTTCTTCGATTACCGGTACTTCTTCTTGTGGAGCTTCGGCTTCTTCTTCTTTAATAGAAGCAATTACACCTTCAACTTCGACAACTAAGATTTTACCGTCTTCTAACTTGTACTCGCCTACCGGCATAGGTACAATACCGTCCTCTGTTACGATTCCTACCGAGTAATCCGGCTCAAACTCTTCAGCTTCGATAACGGTAATACCGTCTTCTAACTTCATTTGTGCTAGTTTTACATCCATAGAAAGAACAGCCATAATTTTGTTTAACTTGTTCTTGTATTCCATATATTTATTAATTTATTTACTATTGTAACGCTTTAATAGCTGAATCAACTGAATTAAATTTAGCTGAATACATTTTATACTTTGCTTGAGCATCTTTTTCTAATGCAAGAATAGCTTGAGGAGGCTCAACACCTAAAGTCTTAGCTTTTTCTTTCATATCTTTAACCAAAGCAATTAGTCTATTTGCAGACCCAGCTACCGCTCTATTGAAGTCGTTATATTGAATCATTGCCGTTTGAGCCTTGTTAAATTGTGGCTTAACTTTTCCAATGATACCTTCCATATTGGAAGCTTCGGCTTTAATATCGTCCGCTAAAGCAAACTCATAAGCTTGAGATGCTAACTCTACTTTCTCGTTAGAGAATAGTTTATTAAATACTTGTTTTTCCGTGTTCATATTATCTTGATTCAGTTATAACTCTTGGCTCGTTTGTATTGATAATAAGAGAAGTACCTTGGCTTACTAAAGCTCCGATACCTTGGTTAATTTGCTCTCCTTTGCAACATTCTTTAGAGTAAGTTCCGTCTTCGCACAAGCAAGCACGAGAAGAATCTTGTGGACTAGTTTTTTTATTCGCCATCTTTTAAAATATTTATGATTTGATTAATTAATTCCTCCTCTTCTAGCTCTTGCAAAGACATCTCTAACTTATCGGCAAAATAACCCTCGATAGAAAAACCCTTGTACTTGCCTTCTTTAACTTGCTTCCAAACCTTATCGTCTTCTATCTTCATAGAAATCATCCAAGTACCCTTTGGTAAATCAAAGCCGTAAGCTTTAGATTTATCCATTTCGGTGTTGTCGATAATCCAAGATTCTACAACCGTTGCACCTTCGAATTTTGACTTATGTTCAAGAGTTGCGTTTGATTGGTTACCATTCTTTAAGAATAACTCGCTCGCTTGTTTAACGGTAGCCTCGCTAAAGAATACGTAAAACTCGTCTTTGCCATTCTTACGATAGATTTGCTTATTAGGAATTAACGCAGCTCCCATAAGAATACGCTTATCCGAGTCTACTTCGGCTAAGTCCATTTTATAAGCTTTGTTAAGAGCTATAAAATTCTCTTCTATTGCCGGAGCATCTACTAAGCTTACCGCTTCGATTCCGTCTAAATCCTTTTCTATTACGAGTTCAACAATTCTCATAGCCTATAAACGTTTAAATTATTTTTTGTTATATTTTCAAATTAACCAAGGCTTGCCGAGGTAACAATATTTCTATTAAGTGCTTGTTGAGTTGTTACATCACTAGCTACTACATATGCTTTTAATGGTGCTTTATCTCCACCTAAAGTTTGTCTTAATTGATTTGCGTTTGCCGGAGTTGCTCCCACTACATTAAATTGTGGTGCTCTTGGAGATTCCGCCGAAGGCACACCACCACCACCGCCTCCGCCATTAGGAGTTTGAACACTTAAAATACTTTGCACGTTTTTTAAACCGGATGCAATAGCTAAACCAGCTGCAAGTGTAGCTCTAAATGGAGCATCGGGAGTAGGTATAGCTAACTGTGATGCGTAGGCTTGTTGAGCTGCTAGATACGTACTAATAGTAGTTGAAGCAATCGCTGCCGCTTTACCCGCATCCGTAGATTCCCCTAGCAAATTTGATGCTTGACCAAGTAACTGCGCATAAGCTCCAAATTGTTGCTTTCTTGCTTCGGCTTTACCTTTTTCAATTGCTTCTTCTGCTAAAGCATTATCCTTTGCATTTTGCAAACTTTTGTCCATTGCATTTTTTACAATGTCATTTGCATCTTTAGAAGCGGTTATAGTAATTTGAGCTTTACCCCTTTCAAATCTTCTACGAAGCTCTTGCTCGGCTTCGTAATTAGCAAATTGAGTTTCGCCTTGTCTTTGAATTTCTTCGTTGAAATCGTCCGCTTCTTTTTGTCTTCTTTCTTTTTCTTTGTCAGATAATTCTTTTGCTTTAGCTAACTTTTCCTTTGCTAAATTGGCTTGCTTTTCTTTATCGGCTTTTGCTCTTTCGGCATCAATTTGAGCAATCTTTCTATTAGCTTCTTTTCTAAGAGCTACTTCATTTGCTCCCGCTTCTTTTACCGCTTCATTGTATTCATTAACCGCTTCAATTTTACGCTTGGTATATTCATCTGTAACGGTTGCGTTTTCTTTTAAATATTTAGCGTTTTTAGCAAGAGATTTATTTGCATTGTCTTGTAATTGCTCAATAGCTCTATCCGCTTTAGATGTAACACCTATAAAGTCTGTAATGCTATTTACTATACCACCTATTGATTTAGAGACTAAAGCTAAACCGGGAACTAACTTTAATGCAAAAGCTTTTAATTTATCAAAGTTTGCTATAAGTAAACCTACTCCAACAACTAAAGCCCCAATACCGGTAGATATTAAAGCACCTCTAAGAACTTTTAACCCTACCGAAGTTGCATTATTAATAAAGTTATAAGCGGTTTGAAATACGGTTAAGCTTTTTATTGCCGTTCCTAATTGCTTTACACTATTAGCTCCTTCTCTCATAGCTGAGAAACCTTGAGTAATAGCTAAAGCAGACTGTACTTTTAAGATTGCTTTTTCAACCGATTTGTTTTCTTCTCCAAAGATTGCGATAGCTCCTTGGGTAGCAGCAAAAGCTCCCGATACATATTCTAAAGAGCCACCTAGTTTTTGAGTTAAAGTTGTAGCCGCAGAGTCTACCGCTAAATCGGTTTGTATTTGAACTCTACGATAATTACCAACCGTTGTTAATAACGCTTGAAATTCTTTTGAGCCTTGCTTGCCCGCTAAAGATAGCTCATATAGTCTATCTTCGGCTTCTCCCATACGTGCGGTTAAAGGCTTTAAATCGCCATAAACTTCTTCGAAGCTTGCATCTAAGTTAATAGCAGCATCGCCTAATTGCTCAACTGAATTAGTAAACTTTTGAACATCTTTGTTAGAAGAATTTAACTGCCCAGAAAGAGATTGTAAATTACTTTCAGTTTCTTTTAAGTTGTCGTTTATAACTAAATCGACTATTTTCTTTTCCGCCATTGCAACTCTCTTTTAACTTGTTTATAAAATGCTTTAAAACTTTTAGGATATTCGTACTTTCCTTTTGCTATTTCTGTTTCCTCGCTTTGTCCAAAATGGTCTAATCCATTTAGTAAAGCCATTAGTTGTCTTATCATATTGTTCTAAAGTCTGTTAATAGTTCAAAATCTACTTCGCCAGTTGTTAAGTCAGTAGTAAACGTATTTATAACGTAACGCTTGTCTCTAATAATTACTCTATCGTTTACTTTTAAATTAGTCAAAAGGCTAATTGGTAAAACTCCCTTTAATTTTATAATACGAGATTTTACACCAAAAATATTATCTAAATAATTAGAGTAATAGTTATTAAATAGAGATTCATTTTCTACGTTACCGGTGTAAGTAGATTGCTCGGCTCCAAAGTTTAGCGTGTATATTTCGCCACTTATAAGCGTGTCTTGCCCAAATATATTAGCGGTAGTATGATTAGTTGTACTATTTCCGTCGTTAAAATGATAGTTAGAAACCGTTTGCGTTGTACCATAATCATATAAAATAATCGGCTTTGGAATATAAGGGATATAGCTAGGTTTCATTGCGTAACCTACCTGTAAATTAGTCCCGGTAAACTTGTTATGTAGTAAAGTTTCAAATGGTAACTCTACCGTGTATTCTTCGCCATCGTTTTCTAGCTCATAATACAAATCTCCGTAAGGAACTTTAGAACGAGACATAAACTCTTCGTTTAAGAACGATTCGCCTTTTTGGTATTTAAAGTTTACTTTCTTATAAGCTTTACTTCTCTCAATGTCTATGTTATCGGTAATTATGTATTGCGTTATCTCTCTAATTTCTCCACTTGCATACCAGCCTTCTAGTTGTTCAATTTTGTAAACTCCCGGTGTATCCGAGTAGCAAGTAAGATTAAACATTTTAAGAATACCACTAAAGAACTCCTCAATAGTCATTTCTGGCATATACTGAGCCAAGTCTAAAGTAGTTGTAGTAGTTTGCGTAGTACTTTGAGTTACCGTTAAGTCGGTTACTTTTGTATACGTTCCACCTATTAGCGTTCCGGTCTCGTAATAGTATACACTTGTAAACGAAATCGCTGCGGTAGAAGCAATATAAAACGTGTACGCTCCCGATTCTTCAAGAGGTACTTCTAAATACATTGGTGTAATTTGAGTTAAATAGCTTTGCGTATTTACTACAACCCCATCACGGTAAACGTAGAAATAAAATAATTGAGCATCCTGCCCTACGCTCGGAACGCTAAACGTGATTGTGATGTTAGATTGGCTTTGGTATTCGGGTGCGGTAGGCTTTACGTAATTAAGAGTATCGCTAAATACGTTAAATATGCCTTGCGTTCCGGTTGTAGAAGTGCTTGTTTGAAAGTTTAGCTTATTAGCAATCGTTTTAAGCTCAAATATTTCGCTATTCTTTAGCCATAAGAACGCACGAGTAAAACGTGAATCACTTAGAAAGCTTCCTTGAAATGTAACTCCTAGACTTGAGGCAATCGCATCAAATACTTTGCTAACTCGAATAGCTGGGAAT